TTTAGCAATGAGCTTGTGATAGGTGTAAGTGTTGAGCGTGCTGGTGGTCTGCACCTGCAGGCCCAGGCCGGCGCCCAATGTGGTGCTTTGCAGGCTGCTGGGGAAACCGTTAATTGTGACTACGGAGCCGTTAGTGGTGCGCCCAGTCACGCTTACGCCGCTGCTGTTGACTACAACACCGCCTGCATCGGCGATCGACACCACCGTGCCAGCGTTGTCGCTGGGGTCAGGGTTGGTTGCCGGGAAGCTGGTTTCGTTTGGAATAGCGACAAAGCCGCCCAGGGCGTTGAGCAAGCCAGACACAAACGTGTTGACTGCTGAGCTGGTTGGAATGTCGTTGGTGCCGGTAGGTGTCAGCGTGCTGCTGATCGTCTTGCCGTCCAGCTGGTTTAACTCTGCTGTAGACGCAGTTAAGCCATCAGTGACGTTTAACTCAGTAGTAGTGGCAGTGACGCCATCAAGAATGTTGAGTTCGTTAGTGGTAGACGTAACGCCGTCCAACTTGTTCAGCTCTGCAGTGCTGAGCGTGGCGCCATCGAGCACCTGCACTTCTGCCTGAGTCAGATCAGCAAGGGCGGATGCCGTACCGCTCTGCATCGTGGCCAGCTCTGTCAACTCAGAATCCAGAGGCTGCTTGCCATCAATCTGGTTCTGGATTGCAGAAGTAACGCCATCGACAAAGTTCAGCTCTGCCGTTGTTGCAGTGACTCCATCCAGCTTGTTAATTTCTGCAGCTGTCGCAGTCACGCCATCAAGCGTGTTTAGCTCTGACGTGGACGCAGTAACCCCATCAAGCTTGTTGATCTCAGCAGCAGTTGCCGTAACACCATCGAGGATGTTGATCTCAGCTGTGCTGGCGGTCACGCCGTCCAGCTTGTTTAGCTCAGCCGTGTTAGCGGTAACGCCATCTAATTTGTTGAGCTCTGCTGTAGACGCAGTAATCCCATCAAGGGTGTTTAGCTCTGCTGTGGTGACAGTCGCCCCGTCAAGAATCTGTGTTTCTGTTTGAGTCAGGTCCGCCAACGCACTGGCAGTGCCAGACGACATGGTCGCTAGCTCAGTCAGCTCAGCGTCAACTGGCTGGAAGTTGGTGTCGACGTAGTTCTTGGTGGCCGCATCCTGCGCCCCTGTCGGGTCAGATACGTTGGTTAGCCGCTGGTTGCCAAGCGTCGGCAAGCCAGTGGTGCTGCTAATCGTGACGACCTGCTTTTGCGCATCGTCTAGCTCTTGGTCAAGGTAGAGCTGCTGCAGTGCGTTGGTGTCTAGGTCAGCAGCCGTCAGCGTTGAGCCGTCGGTGTAGTCGACCAGGACGTTGTCGGCGGGCGTAACTCGACGTACCTCCACCCGTACGCCGTTGGCAGGTGCCGACGACAGCTGCGCTGTGGTGTCGTTGGCGAAGGTGAAGGTGGTGTCGACGTAGTTGACGAAAACCTTGACGTGCTCCTTCCTGATGTAGGGGAAGCCAATGGTGTACTGAGTGGCGCTGCCATTGCCGGTGTAGACGTTGTATGCGTAGGGCATGGTCAGTTCAGAGCGTC